TTGTATTCATTCTTATTTCTTCTATTGTTTCTCCTGCTCCTCCTCCTCTTGCTGCTTCTATATTAGTAGAAGATATAGAAGCTTTGACAAAATTTAACATGCTTTGGTTTACATTTACCTTAGGAGTTATACTTAAAGTTGAATTTTTAGTTATAGTATTACTACTTACATTTGAATTTATCCCCCCTCCTACTAAATATTTTACAGTTAGTGTTGTATTTGATGGTACTTGTCCATATGCTTTTGTATATAAAAAATTAGAAGGATCATAAGCTACATCTAATTTACTTCTTCCGTCTTTAATTCCTAACCCTATATTATCTGGGTTTGGTATAATTTGTTCATCTGATTTATCGCTTGTACCCGCTCCAAATTGGATTTCTAAAGAATTATTTTTTCTTATTCTTGTTGTAAATCTTCTAGTTGCTTTTTTTAATTTTAAAAGATAAGGAGTTTGGTGGTTATATTGTGCTAATTCAGGATCTGTAGATGCATTGTTGTTTACTTCTTCAAAAATAGTATCTTGAGCTAAATAAGGTACTTCATACCATTCATTTCCTTCTGAGTCCATTATTGATTCTATTGATATTATATTAGCATCAAATAATGTTAATGTTTTATATTGTGTTGATTGTCCTATTTCAAAAGATTTTGTATATGTTTTTCCCGATATAGATGGGATTGATTTTTTAAGTAAATAATATTCAGGATTATTAGATGAATCATATTGATATATATTTACTGATGTTGGTTCAAAACTAGATGAAAAATTAAATCTTGTATCTTTTGTTGTATAAAAAGTGGGACCTTCAGTTGAATTAAAAGTTGAGTATTTATCTATAGTTAAAGCATAATCCCAATCAGGTTCATATGATCCCCCTACATTTTTAGAAGGAACTAATTGTGTAATATCTAAATCTACAGAGGCAGCTGATGTTATTTTAGGTCTATATCCTAAAGCATATGATAAATTATATATGTTTTCTTTTTCTTGGGCTAAAGATAAGAATGATTCTCTTAATTGAGTATCTGTGTAAAAAGATAATACATCTCCTACATAAGCTGCCATTTCAAGAAACATCATTCCTGGATTACCTTCACTAAAATCGTTAAAATTATCAGGAAAGTAAATTCTAGCAAATTCTGTTAAGTCATTTTTAAAAGAATTAAAATCCTTATTTAAATATTTAACATCTTTATCTTGTGTTTTATTTGATACTTTATTATAAGCCATTATTTAAAGTTTAATTGTATTGCATCCTCAGATCCATCTAATGTAGATTGATATATTATAGTAATAAATATAGTATGTTTATCTTCTGACATGTTTATTTCAATATTTTTTACTTTTATATTAGGTACATATGTATTTGCCTGGCTTTGGATTTTTAATTTTAAGTTTTCAAGATCTATATTTTGTTCAAATAATAATTTTTTAAGACCTACTCCAAAATTAGGTAAATTTACTCTTTCTCCTGGATATGTTAATAAAACATTTATTAAATTAGATTTTGCTTGTTCCATAACAGTTTCTGTCCCTTTAAACATATTATTTTCGTCTAAAGGGAAAGCTACCCCAATCCTTATATTATTATTTAGATCTAAGGGGCTTTTTCTTTTTATTCCTGTTATTATAGGCATTTATTATCTTCCTTTTTTCTTTTCTATTGCTTTCATTAAACCACTATAATCTCTTGTAACAGCGTCTGCTACTGAATCTGGCATACCTGTTGTGTCTGTAGTCATAGGTTCACCTGTTGAAAAGGGTTGGGCTAAACTTACAGGAGCATTTCCTGAATCTAAATTTGTATCTCCTTGTGCTGTTTCATTTAATAAATCATTTAATGCTGAATTTTGGGTAAAATTAGATTTTGGTCTTTGTTTAATAGGTTTATTACCCATTATTTTTTCTCTTAAAGAATTTTTTGTTGTTACAGGAACTTCAACTATTTCTTTTTTATGTTCTACAATAGTTGGTTTTAATTCATCTCGTAAATCTTCTTTAAGTGATTTAATTTCTCTACGTAATGAATAATCGATCTCTTCTCTAATTACTTTTCTAATTAGATTTTCAAAAGTTTTTGCTTTCATGTTATTAATTGTTGTTTGTTATAAATATAAATTTATTTTGTTTCTATATATAAATTATTTTAAAACTTATATTATATTTAGTTTTCCATTCTTCCATTTCTTTATTTATAATATAAATTTTTTCTATTGCTTTTGTGTCTCCTTGAGATTGTAATTCTTCTAATATATTTCCATAAAGGTTTTGAAGATGATCTATTAATTGGTTTAATGTTAAATCATCAATATTAGGGATATTATTTCCATCTACTTGTCCTTCAGTAGACCAAGTACATCCTGCAGCTTCACATTCTGATTTAGTTGTAAATTCAGGACAACTACATACCCCTAAACCAGAATTACCTGAATTTAATAAAGTATTACAATCTTCCCCAAATTTTAATTTTTGGTATTGTAAATAAGCTATTAATTTATCCAATTTATCTTTTAAGAATAATAAATTTTTAAGAGCACTATCTATTAATCCTAATATTGAATTTGCTTTAGAAGCATAAGTATCTATCATGTTAGGTATAGCATTCATTAAACTACTAAGTTCAGATACAGTTCCTGATGCTACTTTTGCTGCATCTTTAGCTATTATTTGTGGTCCCGCAGGAAATGTAGATGGTGGAGGTATAAATCCTACAGCTGTTATTAATGTTGATGCCGCTTGTGAAACTATATTTAATGATGTTACTACTGGATTTAATACTTGGGGCATTACTTTTATTTTTTCTAATACACCATCTGGTCCTACTACTTTGTTTAATGTTTCATTTGTAGTTTCTAAAGTTGAAATTCCTTGATCTATTGCTGTTTTTAAAGTATCTATTTTTGCTTGGGTTTCATCTAATTTTTCATTAAATTTCATTTGTCCTTCTGTTGAACAAGAATCTTGATTAATATCTGTTTTTAATTTATCTGTTAGTTCTTGTGGAGTAGGTATTTGTTGTTTTAATTTTCTTAGTTGTTTTTTTCCCTCTTCTCTAACTTTTTGTTTTGCTTTAGAAAGAACGGCATCAACTTGACTATTTAATAGATTTCTTATTACTTGAGTAGACATATTATACTAATTTTGTATTTAAACTTTTTATATTTTCTATATCTGCTTTTATATTTTTTATTTCTGTTTTTCTTATTACAAACATAGCACTATTAGAAGGATTTATACCTGTTATTCCTCCTGGAGGGGTAACCACATATGATACTTTATTACATATATCATCCATAATATCTTCCATTAAGGATAACATATCATTTAATACTATTTCTAATTCATCTCCTAATACTGCTGGTTGGATAGGAAAAGTATCATCATATTGTAAACCTAAATATATATTAGGGGAATTTACTACAAACTTACTTGTATCCCCATCAGGACTAGTATCAAAATGAAAACTTCCTCTTGTACTAAAACCTATAGCTTCTTTTGAAAATAATAAAATAGCATCTTCTTTAGCATTAAAAATTAATCTATTAGAATTTATTATTACTTGATTTCCTTGATATGTGCCTGGGGCTTCTGGTATATATGACATATTATATTAATGTTTGATCTGCATCTGTTATTCCGTGTGTATAAACTCCTCTTCTTGTTGTGTTAGTTCCCTTATAATATTCATGTAAATCCTCTCTTGAAGAAGCTAAACTTAAATCTTTATTATTTTTACCTTCTTGATAAGAAATGTGAAGCCATGAAGGACTATAATTACCCCCACTAAAAGCTCCTTTTTCGGGAAACTCCCATATCATTTGACCCCATGTGGGTAAATTTAATATAGCCCAATTAAATAATTCTGAAGCTTCTCCTTCTGTATAAATTAAATCTACTGCATATCCTTTTATATGTTGGGAATTTTTTACTCCTGGAGGGTTTATAGCTGCATTTAATTCTTTACATCTATATGCTGAGGTTATTCCTATAGAATTTCCACTACTACCAGGAAGATTATTAAAATGATCTATTATAGGCCCCACACAATTACTATGTAATGCTTCTAAATTCCCCATAATAAATTCATAAGTTAAACTTGGATCATCTATCATATCTACTCCAGGTACATTATTTATACCTTTTTTCTTTGCTAAACTACTATATATATTTAGTTTTTTATTAAATCTTGGTAATGCCATAATTTTAAGGGGTATATTGATCTAAATCTGTTTGGTCTGATACTGAGGGGATGTTACCCATAGGAAGATTTCCTAAAATAGATTCTATATCTTCTCCTTCTGGTACTTCATATGATTCAGGTAAATCAACATCATCTCCAGGGAATAAAGGATTATCTCCTTCTGTTCCTCCTATATCCCATTCTGCTGTATCTTCTTCTATTATTTCTTCTTCTATTTGTTCTTCTAAAGGTATTTCTATAGGGGGGCTGTTTAGTATTGGGTCTTCTGTTATATCTGGTCCTATAGGTTGTTGTTTTCTTTCTGGTTCATTTGTAGATTCTAATACTAAATTAGCTCCAAAAGATAAATTATAAATTGAGGCAGGGGTAAATCCTGTTAGTTGTTGTTTAGATGTTAAATATATACTTGAATCGTCCCCATCTATATCTTCAATTATGTGTTCATATGTTGCCCCTTGTTCATTTCCTATTTGACCATTTCTTATAATAGTAATTGGATTTCCTATTTCTCCTTCATTACTCCATCTATTATTATGTAATAATTGGTTATATGTAGTTGCTCCTAATCTTATAGAATTACCATATCTTCCCTCTATCATTACATCCCCCTCATAGGGTCTTAAAGGTCTTACATTTTCTAATTCTTTAAAATATCTACCTAATTTAATAAAGTATTCATCTTCGCTAACTGTTGCTCCTGCTTCTATTTCTTCGTTTGTTAAGGTAGGAATATCATTAGCTAATTGGGTAGGTAAAGCATTATGGGTTGGGTGGTTTTGTAATCCTATTGGAGGTAAATAATAATCTTTAGATGATCCTTCTTCATTAAAATTATAATCAGGACCTAATGTTAAATATACTATTTCATTTTTTACAGGATATGAAGTTATAGAATAAAAAAGAGGTCTTGCAAAAGGAAGTTGAGAATAATCTTCTTTAAATGGTGTTGATTGATTAACTTCTGTATATAATATTGTACCTATTGATTCATGTTTTCCACATCTTTCCCATTCTAGATGTTCTTCATCTAAAATAATGTCTTGAACTCTTACTATTCTTAAACTAGTTTCCATCTGGTGCCTCTATTTGTTTTGGTTTTTCTACTGATTTTGAAATCTCTTCAGTTAAATCCATTAATTGGCTCATTTCTTCCTCTGTTAATAAACCCCCATCCCCACTTTGAGATGTACTTGTAGATAAACGTTGTACAATAGCAGCCATTTTAATTAGTTGGTCGTCATTTTTAACGCTTATTTCCATATATTCTTTGATTAAAGGAACTACAACTGTAGCATCACCTAAAGATTGGACTAAAGGTCGTAATTCCGCTATTAAAGATGCAAGTTGTTTAGCTTTTTTCTTTTGATTACCGTGAATTTCTTTTAATAAATCTCCAAAAGATTTATCGTCGAATAGTATTTGATCTAATGAATCCATATTATTTTATTATAAATATGGAAAAAATTAAACTTTTACATATCCTTTTTCGTCATATTCTTGGTATAATTCCCTATATAGTGTTTTTAGTTTTTTAGTAACTTTAGTAATAACAGGAGTATCTACATCTGTTATTTCTCTTATGTAAATATAAAGGGC